ATTCCATGCTTTACAATTGGTCTAATATCAAACGTTTTTAAACCTCTTTTGGCTTTTGATACACCAACTATTTTACTTTTAAACGTTTTTCCATGTTTTGACCATGTTACTTCATCGTCATTTTCTTCTATTGAATCTACGTGTAACATAGTTGCTACTGCGCTATTACCAGTATCAAATTTGGCCCGGATTGGATTATCTTCCAATCCATCTAAAATAATAGTTTCAATATAGCCGGCTTCTTGTCGCATAAGAGGCCTTCTATTCAAATCTGTAGAAAAGAAGTCTAAAACCATTTCCAGTATTTCTACATCTGTTTTTTTGCCCAACTCTTCTCCTGTTTTTGGATTATAAGCGTTAAAGTGCGACCTAATTCCAGGTGATCCATTAATTTCCAATATGTAAGGATTCCCATTAATTACACAATGATCAACTCCACAATAAAGAGCACCACTTGCTTTTGCAGCAGAAACGATAATTTCTTTTTCCTCTTCAGATAATTTGTATGGTTTAGTTTCAGCACCTAGATGAACATTATTCCTAAAATCTTTTTCTTTTGGGTTTCGTATTCTTTCGGCGGCACCTAATATGCGTCCTCCAACTACAAGTGTTCTAACATCAGATTTGACGTTCAAATATTCTTGTATTAGCAATTGAGCATCATATTTCCATAAAGATTGAGCTACTGAAATAAGTGATGCATAATCATTAACCTTTGACACACCTACACCTTGTGTACCTGTAAGAGTTTTTATGATCACTGGAAATTTGCCACCTACACGTTTATGAGCATCTTCAACTGATTTTTCACTATTTAATATGGCTGTTTTTGGTGTAGGTATGTTATTTCTTTCTAATGTAAGTGCGCTTGACATTTTATTGTCACACAATAACATAGATTGCAAATCATTTACGAGAAAAAAGCCTATTGTTTGCAAAGATGCTATGAGAGATTGACATTGTAGTGATTCAATAGCTCCTGCCCTTACAAAAATAATTGAGTTATCAGTAGAAATTTCTATGGAGTTATCTTCACCATCATAATTTTGAATAGTTACATTTCCAACTTCAATATCATTTTGTGATATCCATGCTTCTTCCATATCAACAAAATCATATTTTAATTTTTTCTTTTTACAAACTTTTTCAACAATTCCAGCAAATGTGCCATCTGAATTTTCTTTTCCAAGAACGACAATATGCAATTTGCTTGGATCAATTGGTTCTTCAAACTTTTCTGTAAACTGGCTAAAGCTTTTTAAAATTTGTCCTTCGCCTAAAGATTCCTTTCTAGCTTTCCATAAATCAGCATCAGCAGTTTGTCGAGTTTTGCCACCAACAATAAAGCTATTCACTCGTGCAAATGCCCATTGGTGTGGTGTTGCGCCAGGACGATGGCCGGATTTCCATGCAGCCATTCCTCGATCAAATACCTTTTTCAAAATATCGTATGATATACCAGATTCTTCAGCCTTTTTTCTAAGTCCAGCAATTTCTTTTTCGTCTAATTGGCCAGGTGTAACTTTTTTTACGTGACGTGTATATTCATCTGTGCCAATTTCATATGCCTCATCTTTAGCAAAACGCTTTTCATATTCTTGCGTATATTTCGAAGGTTTAGTTTCCGCGCGCGCGTCACCTGGCGCAGGCTTGTACGCGCGAGGATTATCATCATCCATTTTCGCTTGCTTATTAAATTGAGCAGCCCTTTTGCTTTTGGTTGACTTTGAAAGGTCAGCACCATATTCCTTTGGCAAATTTTCAGATAGCTTTTCGATGAAATGCTTTTTCTGATTTGTATCAACAATGTAATTTGGACCGCGCTCAGAAATTTCAATTATTTTATTGGCTGAATGCGAATAAACAATATCGCCAACATTAAAAATTTCATTTGCAATGTATGCTTCACGAATACTTGAGTGTTGTGGCAATTGGATGTGCTTACGGAAATTGACCATTTCAGATAGACCCATTCTTTTACGTACCAAATTAAAGAGAGTCATATCCTCACCATAAGCTCGTGGAAGCCCAGATGAAAATGCCTTAAAATCACCTTCAGCTGCAGCCGCTCTCATTTTTGATGCTGACATCCCTGACACATCGTCGGAATCAGGATCACGTTCACCGGCTGAAATGACATCAATGACATTAAAGTTATAATATCCATGGCGACCCTTCACATCATTGTATTTATGAATAAGCTTTCGAAACTCATCAATACGATCTGATCCTACAACCATTTTGACTTCGGTGAATCCTTCATTATAAAGATAGGTCAGTGCATCAAATACATTCTTAATGCCTGTATCGAGAATAATATTGCGAGCAAACTTTGGAAACATTTTACGCATCACCTTTACCTTCTCTTTGTATTCGAGAGGGTTCTTTTGTGGATCATTTGACTGTGATGCAAAAATCTTATATGAATTTCCAATCGCTTCAGCCGCAACCTTTATAAGCAATTTTTCATGCCCAACCGTTGGTGGATTAAAGCGTCCAAACGTAAATACAGCTACGCTTTTAGACTCTTCGTTAAATTGCTTAAAGCTTTTCATATGTTATGGTTCGACTGGACCGCCGCCAATTTCTCCTTTGCGTTTCTTTGCCATGCGAGATAAAATGCCATCGGGATCATAGTTAGTCCCATCAGAAAAGGTATAGTCGACAACTTGCATGTCCTTAAATGATGATGACTCATCGATAGGCCAACGAGTAGGATGATTTGGATCAAGCTCATAAACTTGACCTGAGTCAACCGATTTGACATCAAATTTCTTTTTAGCATCATTCCATTTTTTAACAATGCCAAGGGTCCACACTCCTTTTCTTATTTCAAATTCAATTTCGTCACCTGGCTCAGCATCATGCAAAGCTGGTTGCTGCTTTGGCTTTTCTAAGAGAATGTCTTTTGCTACTTCGTCTAAACTTTTCATATCTTTAAAATTTAATATCTGATTGTCGTACATATGTTCTAATTCGTTTTCCTTGATGCATCAAGGAAATTTCAAGTTGATCCGAACTGACAACAAAGTCAAGTGTTACTTCAGTACCCTTTTTAAGGGTAGGCACATCGTCCATTTCGACATCCCGTGCCAACTCAAAAGTATCTCCTTCCAATCTTTCAAGTTGTGAAAGAGACATTCTTTTTTCAATTAGTATTTCTTTTGCTACTTCGTCTAAACTTTTCATATCTTTATTTATTACCTTTCCCATCCTTTGATTACGTCAGGCGAAAAGTTGTTCATTGAAAACTCAAGACGGTCAACTAGCTTTACAGCTCCTCCCGCATTATTGTCAATGGCAACAAATCCTTCTGAACCTGTTACTTTAAATCCATTTTTCGTTCGGACAAACGTGTCCATTTGTTTAATCTTATCGAGCTTTGCGATGATTAAAAGCTTAGCATCAACGATTGCATTTTGCAACTGAAAAAGTAGGTCAAGGTTTTTGCGATTGCCTTCATCGAAAAACGATAAGACTTCAGCTTCCTTTTGAGCTATTGACTCTTTGCCTTTTGGTGTCTTTCTTTTTTCGGCTTCTTTGGCAAATCGTTCCTTAAACCATTGTATTAAATCATTCACATGCTTCGTCGTGTTTTGAATTCTTTCCCCTTTGCGGACCAAGGAATTGTTGAATGTTTCGATATATCCAGCGAGCTCTGAGTTTGATTGGAGTTCTTTCAGCGTAGACCCCTGAATTTTTTGGAATATCTTTCCTGCTTTTGATAGAGCTTCCGTTACCTCTTTTGTTTCGGTGGCGGTAAGAGTTGCCTGACCTGATTCGTCTCTGTACTCCGCATCTTGGTACCATACGCTACTTACTTTCTTTAGGGATGATAGGTTAACACCATAAGAGGCTTTCATATTTTCGAACGAATCACCACTATATGATGTGTGAAATACGACTCCTAAATTTGCAGATATTATCGTCTTAGCCAAATCGCTCTTAGCTGGAATAGCATAGACAATTGTATTGGGCTGAAATGTAATATAAGCTTCACCATCGATTGTTTCATTTGAAAGGTCACCTTTTGTAAACATGATGTCGCCTTGTATTACATTTTGAATACCAAGCTTTTTTAACTCATTATAAGCTATCACAAGCTTTTCGGCAAGGTCACCTGACGTGTCAGCCCTTACTTCAGCTTCCGATTTGTATACCTTTGGATCCTTATTAAAGATTCCCTTTTTAGCAACAAAGAATTGTCCATCACTCGGATCAATACCAGCAAAAACAGCAGGTGCACCATCCCATTTAACTGTTACGCTTATGGCTGAATTGGAATTGCCAGCAAGCATATCCCTTAAGGATCGTAACGCTAAAATTGCTTCCCGCGCACCATTGACGCCACCATATATGACTCGGTCCTCAACGTGTGTAAGATGAACGTTTTTGCCTTCTTTGGAAGCTTCTAACAATTCTAAATATGCGCTAAATGATTTCATTATTTTTCTTTTAAAATGATATATGCACTTGATTCAGAGGTTGCGCTACCTGCATAATTGATAAGTTGAGTAATGAATTGATTAGCTTTAATTCCACCATCAGCAATGAGATTAAGCACATATAATCCACCGAGTTTTCCATGAATCCAAATTGCTGGATTTCGCCCAATTGTTTGAAGCTTTTCTTTGACATCTTCTTCAGATATCGTTTTATCAATGGTTTGAAGCATCTGAGTAAATTTAGTAATTGCCGCGGCATCGCCATTAGCAATAAGATTTGCTTCCTTTTTAATATCAGATGTCTTAGGTAAATTTTTACGATAAATTCTTTTTGCAGCATCTACTATGACACCCCATGCTGCACCACCAGCACGAGCACCTTTACCTTTAATTTCTACTTTATGTGTACCAAAGGCGCTATTATCACGAAGGTCAAGCTGACCTTCATCATAAATGATATAGTTAGCCTTAGTTGTGTACCACTCTCCTCGAGCCAAAGCCTTTATGCGTCCTTCAACATATTTATGATCATCAGTTTCGGGCGGTCTTTCGACATTTTTTTCTTCGCCTTTAACTGCCTTTCCAACCTTTTTAAGTGAAATGCCTACAAGTCTTTTTGCAAGATACAAATCAAGGATGTCATCGTTTATTCCTTCAACGGTTTGAGTTGATAGTTCGCTAATATTAAAATCAGAATCAGCTACCCATATATCACCCGGATTCCACTTATCATGTGTCAAAGGTCTCAAGTCATTATTTTTGAATGCAATATCCTTTGCTGCATAAATTGACTTCATAAGTGTATCATCACGATGAAACGTCATTCCCTTTTCAATGATGCCATTTTGAATTGCGTATTGCGCAATAAGATATGATGAGGTTTTCCAGCTATCATCAATTTCTAAAATTTCTTTAAGTGATGTTTTACCAACACTGACTTTCGAAAACGCCTTTGTTAAGACATCATCAGTAAAGCTTTCAATTGGCATTGCATGACCTATGTCAAGCATTGCTGCCATCCATACACATTGAGCAGATTCACCAATTGCTGTATTTTCGGTGCCTCCACCTGCACCTGCACCACCACCAAACTCTGGTGTTTTAAGCAAATCAGATGAAGATATTTCAGCACCATTTTTACCAAACATTTTAAATGCTTTACCATCTTTTTTAAATTGCTCAATAGAAGCTAATGCTGATTGTGTATCAGTAACAAGAAATTCTCCACCTTTGGCCAAAGTAAGTGGTTCTTGTTTACGAATCTTATTTGCTAAAATTTCAGTTCGATTCATTCCAGCATTAGGACCACCAGAAGCCGGTTTTTTTAATTCCGATGGAACTAAATTAGTGGCTTCTATTAAAAATGATTTAAAATTAAGCATAGGTCTCAATCATTCGTTTCAATTCATCATCAGATACATTGACGCCAGCATTAATTGATCCGGCCATCATATTTAAGGCTCGAGACAATTTTCTCAAATTGGCTGTTTGCTTACTTTTTCCAGTTCGAAGCAATGCAACTGTCTTTTTACGAGAAGAAAGGTCTAATGATAAGCCGTCGCCGATAGGAAACTTATCAACGATTTTTTCCATGAAATCGTACACTTCCACATCAGTTGGATCAATTTCAATCATGAATGCCCGTGTGCGAAGAGCACCATCGGGATCGAGTTTATCCATTTTCAAATTGGAAATGAAAATGACTTTACCAGTAAAGTTAAAATATCGAGGAATAAGACCTTGGTCAATGAGTTCGGCTGGGTCCTCATAATCATCAGGCTCAACAACATTTTTGCCCATTTTATTCCAAACAAGCTTACGAATTTTCTTCGTGTCAGTTGCGGCCTTAAACAAATTTCGAGCTTCTTGGTCTTTTAGAGCATCATCCGAATCATCGAAAAACACAATTTCATTTTGGTTTTTAAAAAGAAGTGAGTAAATACCAGCCGCAGATGCTGTACCTGTGTTTTTAAAATAGCCATTGCCATCGGAATAGCCAAGTTCACCAAGTACCCTTTCTACGGTGTGAGTTTTACCAATACCGCCACGTCCAGCAACGAAGAGAGCATTTGAGGCTCCAGCCACTGTCATTTTAATAAGACCTTCGAGGTCTTCGAGCTGCTTATCATAAGACAGCTTTTCATGATTTTGCGCAAGCTCATCTACTGCAGAATCATATGAATATTTTTCAGTAGATGATCCTTTACTAACAGCTCCACGGACTACACCAATGGATGATAAAATATCATTTTTATTTGATGCAATGTTTTTGATATCAGTATCACTTCCGGTCCAAACGTAATTTCTTCCTTGTAGTTGAATTACATTTGGATATCTTTCAGTAATAGCATCGAGTATTTTTATTCCAGTTGACTTATAGAGTTTAAAAACTTTGCTTTTGTTAAAGCCTGGAGATGACATTGCAGACAATGTTCCACTAAAGGCATCATCTAAATTTACGTTTTCAATAAGCAATGCAAGGTCTTCATCAAAAGATTCGTTGAGAGGAACATCACTTGGAAGTGTGTCAAAGGAACCATTGTCTATTTTGCCAAATTTAAGAGCATCAACCAGCTGAGGCAAAACCTGTACAAGAGAAACATCTCTTTCAAATGAGATATGATACTTTGGACCTTGAGTTGTACCATCCCAAATATCAATCGATGACAAATTGGCCATATTGCCAGAAGCTGACCTCCAGTTAAATCTTATGCTATCATACTTTTTCTTTGGCATGAAAAGGCGAATACCATATCCAGCGCCATTCGAATTTTTAAATTGTTCTAGTCCAGCAATTGAAAAAACCGGAGTAGCAATCTTTTTTGTCAAATATCGAATAATGATAGTCGATACTTTCTTAAGTGATCCTGAGGATACAGATTCTTCGAGATAGTCTTTAAAATTTAGCATAGTTCCCATATAACAGATTAAAACTTTTTAGTTCAAATCTATTTATACAAAAACTAATTTAAACCGGTAAAGCTTTCGTACAGCTCTTTATCTAATTCACATGCTTCGATTTCCCATGGCAAATCTGCATATTGATAGTTGTCAGCATCAATTTGCTCACCTTTCCATTTCGTGTAGGACCTTGAGGAATAATCATATAATTCACCTTTTGCGTATTGCTTTACGTGTATCATTTCATGCGCCAATGTCCAAATTAATGTATCGTCATCAAGAGCCGAGTCTAGGCGAACTATAAATTCACGTGGTCGATAGTTTTGGTCATCCCATATTGTGTCACCATACCTTGACTCCTTTTTAGCTAAGTTACGAATGAGATGGATTTGAATATAAAGAGAATGACGTGGCAAAAGCTTTTTTAAATAAAACTTAGTAGCCAAAAGGACAAGTTTTTTTATCCTTTGTGTTCCTCCATTTATAACAATTTCACTCATTAGATTTTAAAGGATGAAAAGTCAAGTCCTTGTGGTGAAGGTGAAGACTGTGAAGGTGTTGATGAGCTTGTTAATGTCTGT